TGGAACGGCCCACACCAGAATGGCGGACCCTCCCAGGACAAGTACGGTACGTTCCAGCAGGGCCGGGGACACGGCTCATGGTTCCACCGTGAGCACGGCACCCCCGCCGTCGATGAGGTTTCCCACCAGGAAAAGGTGATCGACACCGAGGCCAAGGATGCGATCCCCGGTACGCCAGCTATCCCGGCCGTGATCTGTCCCCCGGCTGTCATTCCACCGGTCGTTACTCCTCCGGTGGTGACTCCCGAGAAGCCGAAGACCCCGGAGAAGACGGTGGTCATCTCCAAGCCCAAGCCGGAGGCGCTCAAGACCACGGAGGCCCTGCCTCACACGGGTGCCGATGAGTGGGCGCTGGCTCTCGGCGGTCTCGCTCTGATCGCAGCCGGTATCGGAGTGGTCAGCTTCTACCGCAAGCGTTCGTAACTAGCTACATTGGGACAGCTCCCTGGCTCTTGCCGGGGAGCTTTTCCATCTCTACAATAGAAAGCTCACCCCTTCTGCTGCCTCTGGAGTCTCTATGCCTTTTGCACCCACTCACCCGGCCCCCTTCACAGAGACAGGCAAGGTGGTATTCGATCGAACATACTCTCGAACTAAGTCCGATGGCTCCAAGGAAACTTGGGCTGACACCGTTGAGCGAGTCGTAGTCGGCAACCTCAAGCTGGTTTACGGTGAGCCTGACACTTGGAACGCCAAGGTCCGTGACGAGTACAACCAGCTCTGCTCTTACCTGTATGACATGAAGATCCTTCCCGGAGGTCGTCATCTCTGGGCGACTGGCGTAGGCAAGCGTCAGTACCTCGCCAACTGCCACCTCGCAGGATGGGGTGACGCCACGTCCAAGCATTTCGAGTTCGCGTTCATGCGCCTCATGGAGGGCGGTGGAGTCGGGCAGAACTACAGCTTCTCTCGTTACCTGAGTAAGTACGGAGCGCCGAAGCACTGGCTCAAGCTGCACATTGTGTGCGACCCGGAGCACAAGGACTACGACAAGATGGTAGAGGCCGACGTTCTGTCGAAGGACTTCGTCTCAGACTGGGCAGGCTGCTACCAGATCCCGGACACCCGCGAGGGCTGGGCCGACGCACTCGTGGACCTGATCGACACGTACTTCCGTCCCGACACGAAGCACCAGGATCGCGTCTACGACGTCAGCATCGTCCGCCCTGAGGGAGCCAAGCTCCACACCTTCGGAGGCTCTGCAAGTGGCCCTCTGCCCCTTGCAAAGATGCTCCACGAGGTAGCGGACGTGCTCAACGCAGCCATCTCTCCCGGTCGTGTCACACCTCTCGATGCTATGGAGATCGACCACAGCATCGGGCAGTGTGTCGTGGCCGGAGGAGTTCGCCGCTCTGCGCGTATGTCCATCCTGCCTTGGGACGATGAGTACATCTTCGAGTTCATCAACTGCAAGATGGATCCGTCCAAGCACTGGACTACGAACATCTCGGTAGAGATCAACGATGAGTTCCTGGCTGCTCTAGCGGACGAAACCAACCCCGCCCACGAGCATGCTTCCGCAGTCCACCATGCTGTTGTACGTGGAATGTTGGAGAACGGAGAGCCGGGCTACTGGAACAGCACACTGTCCAACGTCGGTGAGGTCGACTGGATCCACGGCACCAACCCGTGTGGCGAGATTCCGCTGAACGAGTGGGACGTCTGCAACCTCGGTCACGTCAACCTCGAAGCGTTCGTCGGGGATCCTGACGGACTGCCGGTGGCGCACCTGCTCATGACTCGTATGCTCATCCGCGCCACGTTCGGTGACTTCACCGACCCGAAGCAGGCTGAGGTCGTGGCACGCAACCGTCGCATCGGGGTCGGTCACTTCGGTGTGCAAGGATTCCTGGTTAAGAATGGAATCAAGTACAGCGAGGCACCCCAGAGTGAATTCCCTCTGCTGCTGAAGGGTCTCGCCAGTCTCGTGCGGAAGGTGGCTGACGCCTACTGTCACGAGCTGCGGATCCCGGCATGTATCAAGACGACAACGATGGCACCGACCGGCAGTGTGGCCAAGATGCCCGGCGCTACGGAGGGCGGCGCCCCGATCTACGCGCGCTGGTTCAACCGTCGCATGCGCTTCTCCACGGTACGTCCGGAGGAGATGGTGCTGGTCAATGACTACCGCGCCAAGGGCTATACGATCGAGGTGGACAAGGCTGCCGCCAACACTCTCATCGTGGTCATCCCCACGATTGAGCGTCTGGTGGCTGAGGTTGAGGCCATGGGAATGCCCGCTGATATGGTCGAGAGCTGCGACGAGATCAGCCTGACGGATATGTTGGAGTTCCAGGCCATGTACCAGGAGTGCTGGGCTGATAACGCTGTGTCGTTCACGGTGAACTTCCCCGAAGGTAAGTACAACGTAGCTGAAACAGCGGAGATTCTCGCGTACTACCTCCCGGTACTGAAGGGCACTACGCTCATGCCTGACGGCACCCGTGAGCAGGCTCCGTACGAGCGCCTGACAAAGGCTGAGTACCTGCTGGCAGCGTCTCTGGTTGCGGTCGGCGTGGGCGAGAGCTACGATGAGCAGTGCGCTAGCGGGGCCTGCCCTATCCGCTAAGAAGTGGCTACAAAAAGGGGTTGACAGACCCCAAGGGGTATGTGCTACCTTATAGGAGTGGCGCTGACGCCGGGCGAATACCCGGTCGAGCGCCACACCTTATGGCCCTATCGTCTATGGGTAGGACACGAGGTTCTCAACCTCGCAAACAGGGTTCAAGCCCCTGTGGGGCTACGCTTGGGAAGCTGATGTTTGACAACTGAATTCTCTAATGCCCCATAAGCATTAAGGTGATGTACCTGGCTCTTACCCAGGGGAACACCGGTCGGTACGGTGATGGGGTACGGAGTGAGAGACATTTGTGGGGCACACACTCCCCAGGCCGCAGGGCGGGCTCTCTCACAGCTTCAGGGAGGATCCGCCGTTCACCGGGGTCCAGGTCTTAGAGGTCGAGCAGGTCATCTCGTGAAACTGACCAGGTTGTAATGGACCGGCCGTGTAGACGGTAATGATCCCGCGCAAACGAGAAGTCTTCAGCGAGCGGGTTAGCCGGAACCAGTGCAGTATGCCCGAGTGGTCAAATGGTAAAGGCGCTCGCCTCAGAAGCGAGAGATTCTGTGGGTTCGACTCCCACCTTGGGTACGTAGTAACAATGGGGTCATCGTCCAGCGGTTAGGACGCCAGGTTGTCAACCTGGTAACCGGAGTTCAACTCTCCGTGGTCCCGCGTGTCAGGGCTTTACCGGAACGAAGAGGTTGTTAGCCTCGGGATCAGCCGGACCCCTGATGAAGGAACGCCAGCGCCGAAAAGACTGGCATTGGGGGTATCGTTCAACGGTAGGACGGGGCCTTTGCAAGGCTCGAATGCGGGTTCGATTCCTGTTACCTCCACTCCTGGTTCCGCGTTACGCCAGGCGCCTGAATGAATGCGGTATAAGGTCAGGCACAACTAGTCGTAGGGTAGTAGCTAACCCGCCTGCTTCGGACGCAGGAGAACGAAGGTGCGAGTCCTTCCGATTAGACAGAGGGTGTCGGCCATCGGGCATCCCTCGTCACATCGAGCCATGGCTAGTCGATGTGGGGAGTTGCATTACCTCTGGACACTGCTCTGGACTTCGGTCTATTTCAGAAACCAAGTTTTGCCAGTGGCGTTATGCCTCGGTAGCTCATGTAGGTAGAGCGGCTCCCTTGTAAGGAGCGGGCGAAGGGTGCAAGTCCTTTTCGAGGCTCGTAGTAATGAATGCCCGATTGGCGTAATAGGAACGCGCCGCTCTTACAAAGCGGAGTCGGCGGGGCAGATCCGTCATTGGGTACGTAGGGATCAGAATGAGGGAAGCATGAGGGCAAGAGTGTGGTACTCCCCCTGTTAGGCGCTTTCTCACCACCGTCTGATTCCTTCTGGAAGATGAACCACTCCGGCGAGTGGCCCTGTCTCGAAAACAGGCGGGTCCGTAAGGGCTTGGGATCGACACCTACTTCTTCCTCGCAAGGTCTGTTGGCCGAACAGCTAGGCGCTAGGCTGCAACCCTAGTCATGCAGGTGCAATTCCTGTACGGGCCTCCATGGAAGATGAACCTGCTGGGATGCAGGGACCGCTTGCTAAGCGGTACGGTCCTTCGGGACTGGGCATCGTGCGCTCCGTCTTCCGCTCGCATTCCCTTGGTGTAATGGAAGCACGAGAGATTCCAAACCTCTCGGCGTGGGTTCGATTCCTACAGGGTTTGCCAATCCGGTGTAGTATATTGGCTGATTATGCTCGGCTGTTAACCGAGAGAGCTTGGATCGTAACCAGGCACCGGAGCTTCTGGGGACCGCAAGGTCACTGGAGTGAATTACGTCAGGCCGATGGAGACGTAAAACATTCGGCGTTATATCTCCGTAGTCCAATGGATACGACACGACGCTACGAACGTCGGGGTGCAGGTTCGATTCCTGCCGGGGGTACTGGGTCATAGTTCACTAGTTAGAACTCCGCTCTGATAAGGCGGCGAACACGGGGCAGAACCGTGTGACCCTACCAATGCCTCCGTAGTCCAGTAGAACGGACGGCCGGTTGAAACCCGGCAGACTCAGGTGCGACTCCTGACGTTGGCACGTTTCTCATAGTGTAGTAGTGAGCACTGCTCCCTGTGAAGGAGCCAGCGTGGGTGCAAATCCCACTGAGATCCCCAATGGAGATTCGTTCAGTGGTAGGACTGTGGGATCTGACCCCACGGACTGAGGTTCGATTCCTTGATCTCCAGCGTGTAACACAATGCGTTTGAACCTAGCGGTGGGCGGGCCTTCCAAGCCTTGCCTAGTCGGGGCAGCACCGACCAGACGCTCTTAGAGCTGGGCAACTATACCCCCTAAAGGGCTCTCTAAACTGCCCATCGTTGCGGAATGTTGAAACGGCATCCTGCCAGCCTCATAAGCTGGGCGTTCCGGGTTCGAGTCCCGGTTCCGCTACCAAATCGTTACTTGACACAGCACCCCAAGCAAGGTACTGTCGTAGTACACACCAAGCCATCCTATGGAGGATCCTACAATGGCTGCTCGTCCGACTGCTCCGTCCCCCGTCCGTCTCGTCTCCCGCCTCGCTGCGGTCGAGGATGAGATCGCCCGCCTGGAGGAGAAGCGAGCCAAGCTCGCCTCCATCCCGCAGGACGACTACCCGAACCAGGCCATCGTGGTCTTCGAGAAGAAGTTCGACTCGACCTCGAAGATGGCCTACACCTACGTCGCCCTCAAGGCTGGCGGCTACTGGTACGTCACGGGAGACGGTCTCCGTCGCTCCTGGGACAGCCTCATGGACAAGATTTACGGTGACATTGGTTCCGGTGGATCGGTTTCGGTCTGCTGGGTTTCGGAACTGACACCCGCAGAGTAGACTCCAGAGATGGAGCAGAAGAAGATCGTGAAGAAGGACCAGGCGAAGCCCAAGCCGAAGCCTGAGCTTGATCTTCGTACCCCCTCAGGGAAGCAGCTTCCCTACTAACACGCTGGGTCGAGTAGCCCCAGCACGAAGGCCCCGGACTGCCGTCACTGGTGACCGGGGCCTTCGGCGTTTTCTATTGACAAACTCCAGAAGATGAACGACAATGGTGTCTACGCACAACCTGGAGGTACGGAATGTCAATGCCGATTAAGCCTGAGGAGCTACGACAGCTCCGCGCGTGGGCTGCTGAGCTGGTGATTGGCAAGTACGCGACGGAGATGGCACACGGTCAGCGCGTGATGATGCCTGAGACCAAGAAGATTATCTCTGAGGCTCGCTCTCTGGTGTCGTTCATCCGCAGTTCGACAGGAACATAATGTCGATCGAGAACAACCCCCTCAAGCTGAAGCTGTTCGTCATGGACAGTGATGCTCCGGACCTACCCAATGCGCTCTGCGCACAGGAAGGCCTGGATCCCGACACCTGGTTCGTGGACGATGCCGCGACCTCGAAGATCGCTAAGAGCTATTGCCGACTCTGTCCTTACGGTCCTTTGGGTGACGACTCCTGCTACGACTGGGCGCTCCGCGTTGAGGAGCATCTCGGTTACTTCGCTTACGGTATCTTCGGAGGACGGGACGCTGCCTATCGGCAGGCTATCCTGGACCTCAAGCGAATCCGTAAGAACGAGGGTATCGAGGAGCCGGACGAAGATGGCGAATGGTGGTGAGATCGACAAGGCCCTTCGTAAGGCACAGAAGGCAGCCTGCCAGATCAAGCGGGTAAAGCAGGTTGGATCCTTCGCCTGGCAGGTGACCAGCAAGAAGAAGAAGTATCGGGTACAGACAGACGCCGAATGGCGTGACACGGATCTCTACTTCACATTCGCTACCTGCGAATGCGATGGCCCGTACGATGAACGGACCACAGTTTGTGCCCACGTTCTGCGGGTACTCATGGAAATCTCGGAGGCTATAGATGATGACACCGACACCGAAGAAGGTTGACGATCCCGTCAACCACCCCAAGCATTACAGCGCTGGAGGTTTCGAGGCTATCAAGGTCATCGAAGCCTGGGAGCTGGGATTCTGTCTCGGAAACACGGTCAAGTACATCGCCCGTGCCGGGAAGAAGGAAGGCAACAGCGAGCTGCAAGACCTACAGAAGGCAATGTGGTATCTCGACCGCCGCATTCAGCAACTAGAAGGCAGTCTGTGATGGACGAAGAGGACTTCAACGAGCTGCTCTCCGGTGGAGATGACGACTTCGAGGCAGCCATCACCGATGACCAGCACGTCATCTGCCGGACGCCGATCATCGCAGAGCGTGAGTCGGATGGTCGACAGGGCGCTGCTCGTGGTGCGTACTACTGGGATGCGGATGACCCGATGGTTGTGACTCTTCACTTCCAGGTCATGGCTAACTCAATCCTGGTAGACGAGAAGTCCTTCCCGATCACGGGAGAGTTCACCGGCACGCCGCACGTCACCTGCGGCAACTGCGGTGACGATATCGACTGGCACGGTATCGGCGCCATCATCCGCCAGCCCGACAACCCCAAGACGGGCCTCCTGTGGTGCCTGTCCTGCGCCGAGGACCACCCTTCCACTCAGTTCGTTGAGGCCCTCTGGGTGCTCTCCAGGGACTCTCTGGAGGCCACTCTCGGTGGCGCTCTCATGGAAGAGACACCGATCTCGGTGGCTACCTGCCGGGCGATCGAGGGAGACACGGACAACTACCAGGTTGTCCTGCGTCAGCCCAAGATGACCATGATCCTGACACTACCGACAGAGTGCCTGTCTCTCCTGTTCGAGGGAGTT